CAGGTACTTTAGTTGGTTGGGGTAGAAATGGTTGGGGTGAAGAACCTTACGGAGATTCATTTAATAAACTTGTTCAATTATCAGGATTAACTGCATTAAGTTCTAGTGTTGGTACACTAACTTTAGATTTAACATCTGTAATATCTCTAACAGGAGTTAGTTCTACGTCTAGTGTTGGTTCTTTAGGTTTTGTTATAGATTCTACACCCGTTATAACAGGTGTCAGTACAACTTCTTCAGTAGGAAATCTTTCTCCTGCCGATGTTATGGGACTTACTGGAGTAAGTGCAACATCTAGTGTTGGATCTCTTACAATAGAAACAGCTTATGACTTAACAGGATTAAGTGCAACCTCATCAGTAGGATCGGTTGAAATAAATTCTTCACCTATTGTAATTCCAACTGGATTAAGTGCAACCTCATCAGTAGGATCAATATCTCTTGCAGATATGCAAATAGGTTTAACAGGGTTAAGTACAACAGTTTCAACAGGATCTCTTACACCTGCAAATGTTATGGGATTGACTGGCTTAGAACTTGAAGCAACGGTTAATGCTACAGGATTAGGTCTTAGATATTATAATAGATTAACACCTAAAACAAGTACGGGATACACAAGAAAAACACCTAAAACAAGCACAGGATATACAACTAAAACACCTAAAACAAGTGCGGGATACACAAGAAAAACACCTACATAATTATGTTTGACTTGAAACTAAATAAACAATATAAATAACAAAAATAAGGAATATAAACAATGGCATCAACATATTCATCAGATCTTAAACTAGAACTAATGGCTACCGGTGAAAACGCTGGTACATGGGGAACTAAGACAAATACAAATTTAAATTTAGTACAACAAGCAGTTGCTGGTTATCAAGCAATAGATGTAGCATCTGGGGATGTGACTCTTGCTATGACTGATGCAACTATTTCAAATGCAAGAAATGCAACTTTAAAATTTACAGGAACATTAGCTGGAAATAGAGTAGTGACGGTTCCTGACAGTATAGAAAAAGTCTATAATATTGTAGATGGAACTAATCACGCTAATTATACTCTTACAATTAAAACTGCTTCAGGAACTGGTGTACTACTTTGTGAAGGAAATAATTACGTAGTATTTTCTGATGGAACAAATGTTGTAAAACTTACTGAAGAAAGAATTTGGAGAACTGTAAGTGCAGCAGAAACAGTTCAATCAGGTGCTAATCTTTTTGTAGAAACAAATGGTGGAGCTGTGACAATTACGCTTCCGGCATCTCCTGCAGTGGGCGACATCGTAAATTTTGTAGATTCAAGATATACTTTTGATACTGCAGCATTGACTGTTGACAGAAATAGTTCTAAAATAGCTAATACAAGTGCAAACTTAGTGGTTAATACCGAGGGTGCAGGGTTTGGATTAGTTTATTCTGGTGCAAACGTAGGATGGACTTACACGGAGAAATAATATGGCAAATTACGAAGCAACTAAATATGATTTTGATGGAGCAAACCTTACAGGTATCGAAGGCACGGCTACGGGTACTATTGTTCCTTGGTCTTCTGCATCAGTGCCAACAGGATTTTTAGAATGTGATGGTGCAGCAGTTTCAAGATCAACTTACTCTGCATTATATGCAATTGTAGGTACAACTTACGGAGCTGGAGACGGTGCATCTACTTTTAATTTACCTAATTTAGCAGACAATGTAGCAGTTGGAAAGTCTCCTGGAAAAGCTTTAGCATCAACAGGTGGAGCTAACACTGTAGCATCAACTGGAAACGTTGGTGGTTCTACAGCTAACGCAACTTTATCTACTCCACAACTTGCAAGTCACAATCACTTGATTGTTGGACAAGCATTTGGACCAGGATCTAATTCTAGACTATCAGCTGCTATGGGTGGTGGAGTTTATACTGGTAACAGAGGAGATGGTGGTGGACACTCTCACAACATGAGTGCAAACTTTTCAGGTGATGCAACTTCAGTTTTACAACCTTATTTAACATTACTTTATATTATAAAAACTTAGGAGAAAAAATGGCAAGCAGAGGAAATTGGGCAATAGTAATAGACGACAAAAAAATTACTAAAAATTATGATGAAGGAGCTACAGAAGGTATTGCTTTTATAATAAATGATGATGATGCTTTTTGGTCCCAATCTAAGTTTTCAAATATTTGGGCAATTCAACATGGAGCGTCTAACATATCTGATGAAGTAGAATACAGAGATGAAACACCACATACATCTTATGCTGATGCAAATCTTGGTGACATAAGTCAGTTTTCTAATAAATGGGACACAATGTATTTAGCAAAAATTCAATCTGATTGGGATAATAATCTTTTGTTTGATGATAATAATGAAGTTGTATCTGAAACAGAAGCTGAAAAAATTTCTAGATTAGGTGCAAGACCTACTTCTTATACTTCTTCGTAATCTTTAATAAATAAGGTTGCAGTATATCTTTTTAAATTAGGAATATTACTTTTGTGGGGAGAGTGATAGTGTCCAGAAGAAAATAATAATGCTTTATTTTCTCTAAAACCAATATGAGTATCTAACTCTAATTCTATTCCTTTTTGTGTTTGTTTTGAAAAATAAAAAACTATTCCATTTGTTACAGCTGGAGGCCCTTTTAACATAACAAACAAATTTAATTTTCCTGCCCCATCATCTTTGTGAGGTTGAAAATGATCTAAGTTTCTAATATCTAAACCAGAACCATTATGCACTTTTTTAATTTTTATTTTAAATTTTTTTTCGCATTGTTTAATAAATGTTTTTTGTAACTCAGGATCGTCTTCAAGATAAAACCTAGCACCATAATAATTTTCTTTTATTTTTTCAGTAGTGTGATCATAAAAACTTGGTTCAAAAGTTAATTTTGTAGTAATATGATATTGTATTTTTTCTAACATTTCTTTATCAAAAAAATTATCTATTATTTTAATCATTTTATCCTTTATTTATTTGATCGTAAGCGTGGTCTCTATTGGGTCCGTTTTGATCTACGTAATGAAAAAATACCTGAGCCATACCTTCTCCTTTGTAAATACCTGGTCTTGAATGTTTTTGATCACAACCTGCATATAAAACTCCATCTCCTTCTTCTAATTCAAAAGAAGTTCCTTCAACAATAATTGGCCACTTATCGTATTTTTTAATACATGCGGTTATAGATATTTCACAAGCAGGTCGGTCAGTGTGTTCACGTAACATTCCTCCAAAAATATAATATCTCCAATAAGTGTATGTGGGAAATAGTTTTAAATTTGATTGTAATTCAACTAAAGGAAGTTTTGTTTCCAATAAAGAATTCATTAAACAATCATCATACCACGCGGGAGAAAAAGACTGAGTATCTAATGCATAGTCTTTATTATAATCTAATTTTTTATAACAATACTTTTGTAGAATATTAAGTTCTTCTTTGGTAAAAAAATTTTTAATTAATTTATATTTTACTGCAGCCATGCAACAATACTATACCTTGTTCCTTTCGTAATGGGTTGAATACTATGAGGATACATAAAATTACTGGGAAAAAATACAATAGATCCTTTGTTAAGTTTTAATCTTTTAATTTCTTTTTCTTTTTGATCTGTAAAAATTAAATCACCTCCTTCATAGTCATCATTTAAATTCATAATAACACTTAAATGTCTAGGACAGTTAGTAAAATGATCTGTATGAATTTCATACTTTCCACCAGGTGAATATTTTAATAAATCAATTTGATTAATTTTATGACTTGTCATTAAAGGAAATTTAATTTTATAAAAACTATATAGTTTTTCTATTTCTTTTTTAATATAATTCCAATAAAACAAATCTGTGGGTGTGTTAAAAGATAGATGATAGCCCTTAACATTTCTAACATTTGTATCTACACCTGTTCTAATACTTAAATTGTTTTTACTTTTATGTTTTATTAAAGGTATTATTTTTTTAATAAAATTAGGGTTAACTATATTTTTTATTTCAACTATAAATTCTGTGTAATTCATTTTGTTTCTATAATGTTAATATTTCCGGCTATAGTAATTCCATTAGAATTAGGTTTTACCCAATGTTCTAAATAAGATGGGAATAATATAATATCTCCTTTTTTTAAATCAGGTTCGTATTCTTTTAAAAAAATTTTATTTTTGTTTGGTTTAATAACATCCAATAAATTTTTAACAGGTGAATTAAAAACAGTGTGAGATTTATCGGTATTATAATATACAATAAAAGAAAAATCACTTGGATGGACGTGGGCTCCTTGATAATCATTATTGTTGTATTTATTAATCCACATACCTATCATGTTAAAAACAAAAGTTTTACACATAGGTTTTAATATATGAGATAACAAATCTGTTAATTGTATATTTAAATAATTCATTGATTCTGTAGTAAGTAAAGTTTTTCCATTTACTGTTGTCTGAATATTAGATTCAAAAGTATCTTGAAAATTTTCACCAATTATTTTTAATTTAGATAGATCTAAATTTTTTGTTGCAATAAAATTTGGAAATAAATTATATACTTTTACTCCTTTCATTATTTTTTATACACCTCATTTCCTACTACTAAAACATCTATTTCAGAATTATTAAAAAATTCTTTTGCTTCTTCTATAGTTGACATAATTGGTTTTCCATTTATGTTAAAACTTGTATTTAATAATAAAGGGCATTTAGTTCTTTCATAAAATTGTTCGATTAGACTATAATATGTTTTATTATTTTTATCAACACTTTGAAATCTACAGGTTCCGTCTACATGAGTAATACACCTTAAATTATTTTTTGTAGTTTTGCCTACATAAAGCATATAAGGATTATTTATTTCTGTATCAAAATATTCTTTTACATGTTCTTTTAATATAGAAGCACCAAAAGGTCTGTATGCTTCTCTTTTTTTAATTTTATTAATTACATCTTTACCATTTTCAATTAAAGGGTTTAATAACAAAGACCTGTTTCCAAGAGCTCTAGGTCCTATCTCACCATTATTTTGATACCAAGCTACTATTTTTTTATTTTTTAAATGTTCGGCTGTTTCTATAATTGTTTCTTTGTTTGCTATTTGTTTAGGTTTTTCATCTGACTGTATATAAGGAAAACTATCTAGTTTAAAATTAGATAAATTATTTTTTACTCTTAAATATTCTAATGCACCTAGGGATAAACCCTCATCGTTACAATGAGGTGGTATTATTAAATTTTTAAATTTATTTTTTATAGCAGTGTTCCATATTACATTTTGTGCAACACCCCCAGAATAAGATATTTCTGCATCGTAATTCTTATCTGTAATTTCTTCAAAAAAATTTATTAAAATATCGGATACTTTGTCATGAACCGTTCTTATCCAATCTAGTGGCGATGCTTTAGCGACTTTATTATTTCTATCAAACAATTTATTTATTGAGTATGTGTCATAATTTAATGTATCTTTAAATTTTTCTATAATTCTACCATAAGATTGAAGTCCCATTAATTTACCAGCAGAACCATAACCATCTTTTATGTTTAACCATTTAGCTGTTTCACTCATACTCAGACCCAAAGAACCGTTTTTATGTGTGTACCCTCTTTTAAAAATACTATCTTTTTTAATTACTGTCCAAGCGTTATTGGCATCTCCAAAACCATCTATTACTATTTCATATTCAGGTCTTTTTTTATACAGAGGCCAACAACTTAAAGCATGTGCTAAATGGTGATTAACTCTCCACACTTTATTTTTTGTTGGTATGTGTTCGTATTCCATAGCAGGATAAAATTCTTCATTGTCCATAGGTAACTTATTTCTCCAAGGATCCAATACAATAGCTATTTCATCTATATCTTTTTCATCAATACCAAATATTTTTTTTATATCTTTTTTCCATTCCCACAAATTATCGTAAGCATGATATTTAATATTATACAATCTTTCTGATTTTAAATAATAAACTTTGTTTCCGTCAAAATAAGATATGTTACTATCATGCTCGTCTACTCTTAAACCCAAAAGTTTTTTAGACGTTTGATCCGTCATAGTATTTCTCCTTCTCCCATAAAACTAGAATTAAATGCAATTATACTTTTTCTTTTTTTAGATTTATTTTTAGGTGATCTGTGTAATAAACACGATGGAAATAGCAATAGATCTCCTTCTTTAACATCGATACTAAAAACATTATTGTCTACAATATTTTTAAATTGTGTTGAAGTTTTTTTATTTGGTAGTTCTAAATAATAAACACTTGAGAATTGAACTGAAGCATGTGTGTGCCATTTATGGTATGAATTTTTTTCATATTGTTGAAACCACATATTATGTATTACCCAGTTATCTAATTTTAATTTTTGTGTTATTGTGTTCATGTAAGGTCTAATTATATCTGCAAAATATTTTACATAAGGTCTGTTAAAATCTTTTGGAAGAGCCCAATCAGTTTTAGTTACACCACCATATTTACTAGGTGGCATTTCTTCTAAAAAATCTAATAATTTGTTTTTAATTTTTTTACTTTCTTTTATGTTTTTTAAAAAATAATAACTTTTAATTTCTTTAAACATTAAATATTAATGTAATTTCATCCAAGATGTTAAGATATATTTTTTTCCAGATAGAGGTGGGTTACCTCTATGAAGATATGGAAAAGCAGCAGGCCATATAACTATCCTACCTTTTTTTGGTTTTACTCTTTGTGAAAAATGTAAAAATTCTGTTTCACCACCTTCTTTCACATCATTTAAATAAATAGTAAAAACAAAAGCCCTAGCTTGCATTTCAAAAGTAGCACCATGTTCTATATGCCAAACATGATAACCTTCTGTAGGTAATGTTTTTTGAATTTTTAAACGTGTATAAACAAATTTACTCTGTCCATAACTTTCTTTGGCTCCGGTTTGTTGAATATAATGAGTCCATGCTAGATCAAAATTTAACATTATTGGTTTTAAATCTTCCCACCAAACATCTATATTATTTTCCCCTGCAAAAAATTGTTTGTCCTGTTTCTGTAAAATAGGTGCATTTTCAAAATTTATTCTATCTAAAGTATTGTTAAATTTATTTTGATTTTCGTACAGTTTTATAGCTTTATTACATTCTTGTTCTGTAATGTAGTTATCATAAACTCCTATGAAATTATTTATTTTAAATTTTTTTTCTTTCATTAATTTGTTCTAGTTTCTTGTTTAATAAAAAGTGTTCCATAGAGTCAAAATTACAAACCATGGAATATCTTGTAAAGTCATCTTCATGTTTATCCAAACCATGCATTACCATTGGAGGAAAGATATAATAATCACCAGCTTTAGGTGTAATTGAAATGTTTAGTTCTGGTAAAATTAAATCAGCTCCGTCTGTTAAATATAAAATTGTGTGATAATGTCTATGATCGTGAAAATCTATGCTATCATTTTTTTTAACTTCATTACCCCAGGCCTCTATAACACATGATCGTTCTAAAAAATAAGCAAATATATCTGGGTGTGTTGTTTGATGTTTGTTTATTAAAAATCTAAAAAAATCTTCAAATAAATCATTACCAATAAAATGTTTCCATTTAGTCATTCCACCTTTTATTGCTGTGTAATTATCCATATTAGAATCTAAATTATCTTTAATTTCTAAAATCATATTATGAACTCTATCTGGATAAGGGTAATGACCATATATAATATTTACAGTTCTAGGATAAGTAATACTTAAACTGTTTCTTGTTTCATTTAATTTATTATTTTTGTTTATTAATTTAATCATTTTCTCCTATTAAAATATTACAAGTTATTCTTTGCCAATTATATATTTCTGATGCAGGTGATTCACCTTTATGATATTCTTTTGAATCAAATATTACTGCACTACCAGGTTTAAATTTAAATTCTTCTCCCTCTACATAAAAAGAACCTCTCCAGTCTGGTTGCCAAACAGGAGTCATAAACAGTAAAATTGATTTATAATTTTTTTTAGTATCTTGGTGAAACCAATGTTGAGTTTTTTTACCGTGATAAGTAGAATTAAACCACATTCTTTTTACTGTAGTGGGTATACCTATATTTTTATTTTCTAATAATTTTTCTATTCTATAAACTATAGTTTGTCCCCAAAGATAAAAAGGGTAGTGTTGAATTGATTCATCACATTGTTTAATCATTAAAAGTGGTGAATGCATAAAACCAACATGAGGTGTTGAGTTACCTTTAAGTGTCCAGTTTGCACAATTTATAAGTTCACCATACATAAAAAATAATTCTTTTTTAGAGATAACATTATCGAGTATTATTGTTTTCATTTTAAAATATTTTACCTTGTTGCCATTTCCACAAGTTAGGTGAAGTTATTATTTGGTTGTATATATAGTAATCTAAATCTAAATATTTCATTATTTCTTCTTTATCTATATCTAACTCTATATTATTTGAGTTATTATTACAATATTTCACCTCACCAAAATGTATTTTTAAAAAAGTATTTAAATCTTTAATTTCTACATACCGGTCAATACAGGTATTTATTAAATAAGGAACTTGGGATGCCGTATGGTTAACATGTCCCATGTTTCTTGTAAGGAGACTAACACGGGCATTGTGTAGGGATGAATAATTTACATCTTTATAATCAAGACCATGTCTTGATAGATCATATTTGAGTCCCGCAATAAATCTTTCATATGGATCTCTTATAACTGTCCATCTAATTTTATTTAAATTTACTTTATCTGTGACAATATAATTAGTGTTTTTTAGGCATTCAACTATACTGCTAGATCCATTTTTATGGATTAACAGATATTGAAAATTGTCTGTTTCATACAATTCTATGTTTTGGAGCAGCATTTTCTAACTTTCATTCTCTATTCATTTAATATATAACATAAATTAGTTATTTCAAAGGTTTTTATATGTTACAAAAATTAGGATTTTTACCAGGATTCAATAAACAAGTTACATCTACAGGTGCTGAGTCACAATGGACAGGTGGAGAAAATGTACGTTTTAGATATGGTACACCTGAAAAAATAGGTGGTTGGTCTCAATTAGGTACCACTAGTTTATGTGGGCCAGCAAGAGCTTTACACCACATGGTTAATAAATCATCAATTAAGTTTGGTATTATAGGAACTAATAGAATTTTATATGCTTACACAGGCGGTGTTTATTATGACATCCATCCAATTAAAACAGATTTTGGAGCATTAACAAACAAACTATCTTGTTCTTCGGGTTCACCTATTCTTACTATTACTCTATCATCAACTACAGGTATGACAGCAGGAGATATTTTATTTCTTGAAAATGTTACACCTCCAACAGGTTCGGGTTATTCTGCTTCTGATTTTGATGATAAAACTTTTATGATAACTGAAATAGTAGATACTGTTTCAGTTACTATTACTATGGCATCTAATGCTAATGCGACTGCAGCCGACGGAGATCTGTCTGTTAAATTTTATTACCCAGTAGGACCGGCTCAACAACTAGGAGTTTATGGTTATGGTATTTCATCTTTTGGCGGAACACCTGTTTCTCCTAAAACAACTACTTTAAGTGCAGCAATTACTAGCACGGGACAAACAACAGGGATTACATTAACAAGTGTAACAGGATTTCCATCTTCAGGAACAGCTTATGTATTAATTGGAACTGAATTTATAAAATACACAGGGATTAGTGGAACAGAATTAACCGGAGTAGTTAGAGCACAACGTGGAACTTCTCCATCAACTTATTCTAGTGGAGACACTGTTACTAATGGAACTGATTATGTAGGTTGGGGAGAAGCATCAACGAGTACAGATTCTGTAGCAGATCCTGGTCTATGGTCCTTGGACAACTTGGGATCAACTCTTATAGCATTGATACATAATGGAGAATGTTTTAAATGGGATGCTGATATATCTAATGCAACAGCAACACGAGCTA